CGTGGTCGGCATGGCCCCGTTGGCCGCGAAATACAGTGTTGCCATGCTGGCCTCTCAGGAGTGCTTGACCGTGATGGTCGACTGCAATGAGTCCCCGGTGTTGAGCGCCAATCCCGTGAACGACGCGTGCACGTACAGGGTGCTGTTCGCGGTCGCGGTTCCCGGCGGGTTGCCGGTTGTCACGGCGTCCGCGTTCGACTGGGACACGGCGGCCGACCCGTTCTGGCCCCGGGAAATCGTCACCGACGTTGTTCCGGTTCCGGCGGTCACCTGCATCACTTCGGTGCGGCATTGGATGTAGGTGTTGTTCGCCGGGGTGTACGACGCGGCCAGCGTTCCGGTTGTGCCACCGGTTCCGGTCGGCGCGGTCGCCCACGTTGTGCTGAACGGCTTGGTGGCGGAGTCCGACAGGAACACTTCCGCGATGGTCTGGCCACTCAGGCTCGTGATGGTGCCCACGACCTGGTAGGAGTCGTTCGTGGTGGTTGTCGTCGCGATGGACGACGTTCCGGCCACGCGAACTTCTGCCGCTTCCGAGAACGGGGCTACATCAGTTGTGGCAGCGGTGAACGGACCACCGGCGATTCCGCCGGTTCCCCATCCCAACTGCTTTGGTTCGGTCGCGGAGCCGGTCATACGCCCGGCAATAACTTCGCGTCCCTTGGCGGTCACGACTACGGTCGTCGCCATTTCTCACCTCTCACTTGACAATGCGCGACGGTTCGCGCGTCGAATCCGGCGTTCCGCCAAGGGCTGACCGATGCGGTCCCACCAGAATTGCCGGATAGGGTTCCGGTATGAGGCGGAGACGACGCCAAGATCCACCACTGTGGCGGGTGCCGTGTTTCCGCAGTCCAGGCATGGCGTGCCCACGGTACGAGGTGACTCACACAGCGAGCATCCACGGACGATGACGTGTCGGACTTCGGCGGATGCGATGGCTTCCGTATTGGCGTCGCTCATGTCGTCATCCGTTCTGGGTGCTGTCCATCGTGACCTCCTTCACCACCAACGCAGTGGTGACCATTCAGTTTTGAGTCCCAGCGAATCAGTGTCCTTGCTAGCTCGTTCAAACGAGCATGAACTTCCCAGGGGGCGCTGATCCAAATAATCAATGGCGTCCGGCCACTTGGTGAACTCAATTCGAGTGGTGGGACTGAATCCGAATCCGGGAATGGTGAGAACCCATGCGGTTCCGCTGGATTTGATAGTGATCCGGTCGCGCATGGGGTGACCTCCCGTTAGCCGATTTCTTTCGGGATCAGGGCTTTCGCCCGGCGCGCGGTCAGCGGATATCCCTCTGTTTCGTCATCGGGCTCCGGCGCGGCCGGAACACCCGGTGAGGGGTGCTCCGGCGCGTTCGGGTCAATCGGCGAAGTCATCAGGGAGCGCCTTCAACGCTTCTCGCAACCGTGTTCGGTAACGCTGTTGCCACGATTCACGTGGCGGCCGGCTGCCTGGCGGTTTGCGCCCGCCCGGCCCGGGCGGCGCGCCCGGCGGTGCCGGCGGGACCCCGGGAAGCCCGGCCCCGGCCGCGAGTGCGGGCGGGATCTCCGGCTTCTCCGGCTTCTCCAACGCCATCGGGTCGTCCTTCTCGCCCGGTTCCCCGGGATCCAGGGCGGAACCCTTGAGGTCCCTTGCGATCTGCGCCTTGGACTTGGCGTCCATGTCGCGCCACAACACCAGGTTCTGGCGGTCCACCAACACGGCCGCGTCCCCGCCGTCCACGGCGGGCTCTCCGATGTCGGCGCGGTAGCGGTCCAGGGTCCAGGCACCGTTCCGCAAACGAATGTCCCGGATGTCTTCGATGGTCTTGGAGTCGCGCATGTCGACTTCGCCGAACTTGAGGTGCCAGCCCTGGATCCCAAATCCGCGTTGCACGATGTAGAAGTTCAACTTTTCCAGCACGAGTTCCGCGATGGGCTGGCATGTGTTGACAAGGAACGTCTTGCGCTGGGATTCTCCTGTGCCGCCGCCCAGGTTTCCGGACTCGATCACTCCAGCTTCGGCGGGTGGCACACCGTAGGTGGCGAGGATCTCGTCACGCTTCTGGTCGAGCGTGTGCAGGTATTCCTCAATGCGGTTCTGCTGCAATTCCTTTACGGCCGCGCCGCCCTTGGTCATGAGCGGGAACCCGATGTTGCGTGGCCCGATGTTGCGTTGCATGTACTGCGCGGTCCACCGGTTCATCTCCGGCTGTGAAAGCCCTTGCGGCATGTCGACGTGCACGTTCGGGGGATTCCCCTTGCGGAACGTCTCCTTCAGAGATGCGGCGGTGAAAAGCCATGCTGTGACAGGAAGCAACGCGGCTTGCGTGGGGGACACGCCAAACACGCCCGACCGGGGCGAGTCCAGGGAGATGTGAATAATTTCCTTGGGTTTGAACTCGGCGCGCTGACCAAATTCGGTGACCTGAACGTATCCGGTGACTTCGCCGTGCTCGTTCGCCAAGGGAAACGTGGACGGGCAGTCCAGGCTGTACATGGACACCGGAACGCCACCGAGCCATACCACCTCAATGTAGGCGTCCCCGAACACCAACAGGTCGGAGATGATTCCCCGCAACAGTTGACGCATGTCTTCCTGCGGGTTGCAGTACTTCAGAAGCCGTTCCAACGCCAGCACATTGTCTGGCTTGTCGGGGGCTTCCTGGTCGCCTTCCCCGGTGTCGGAGTCCCAATCGGTCATGAGCCCACCGGCGGTGATGGTGCGCGCAATAGCGTTGGTGCACGCCCAGCTCCACGGACACGCAAGATACGACTCGTAGAGCTGCTGCATCATGGAGCGACGATCGGTTTGGGTCGCGGCCCCCATGCCCTGGGTGTACTCGTTGATACCGCCCTCGGGGATTCCGTATTCGAATCCGGAGCGCGTAGGCGTCTTGGTGGGGTCGATTTCCTTGACAGTCTCGGTCACCACGTCCTGCGATCCGAATAGCCGTTGCCAGAAGCCCATGGCATGTTCACCTCCGCCCCGTAATCGTCGTAGGTGTAAGGCTCATAGTCGGGCCTGGGCACGTAGGCATACGGGCCGAGCGGCTGCGCCATCGGAATCGAGTCGACGGTGGGCAACTCATCCAGGATCACGAACTCAGGACCGGAGCCCATGTTGACGAGCATGTAGCGAAGCGCGTCCGCGATGTGGTCGTCCGAGCTGGTGTCGACATCTTCCGGGTCGCCGGTCTTAGCATGCGGCAACGCGGGAATGGTGCGAATGAAGTTGGCGCACGTGTCGAACACGTGAAGATTCGGGCAGGTTTCCTGCCCCAATGCGCGGTGATGCGGACAGGCGGGCGCTTCCTTCAGGTAGGTGTGGATGCGCTGCCAGCCGTTGACGCGGCTTCCCGCGCCCTTTCCGGCACGGGTGAGGTGGACGCCGTTCTCCGCGTAGATGTCAGAGATGGGTTTGGCGTCGCCCCGGGTGGCCCACATGGCATCGTCGGCGAATCGGTCGGACACGACTTCCCCGGCGGCTTCAGCGGCCAGGATGCGTTGAGCCTGTTCGGCTTCTCCGACCTGGCGGGCGTACAACTCGCGGTAGATCCAGACGCGGCCGTCTTCGTCCACGGCTCCCCAGACGACGGCCCAGGGCGCGGTGTATCCCCAGTCGACGCCGATGTACCGCTTCCAGGTGGCGGGCAACTCCATGGGGCGCACGGTGTAGCGCTCCCCGGTACCCCATTCCTGGAAGACCTGTCCGGCGAACAGGTTCCAATCTCCGTCCAGGAACGCGCGGCGGAGGTGGTCCGGAAGGGCCTTGAGGTCGTCGGCGTACTCGGGGTTGATGTGCGGGTTGTCAGACAGCTTGGAGGGAATGAACCGGACAGCACGGCCCTTCTTGTCGAAGACGACCTTTTTGCCGTTGTCGGTGGCTTCGATGTAACGAGTTTTAACGTCGCCGTGCCCGACTCCACCGGGGTTCGTTCCGGAGCGGATGCCGACAACGGGAATGTCGGAGCGGCCGGACCGCAACCGGGATTCGAGGAACGCGCACACGTCGGGCGGGGTGAGGGTGCGCTCGTCGAACAGCAGGAGTTGGTATTGGCCACCCTGGCGACGGTTGGCGTCTGCGATGCTCTCAGCGTATCGGAACATGATGACGGATCCGTTGGAGAACTTCAGGTCGTATTCCGACCCGTTCCATGAGGCTCCTACAGTCTTGCCGTACATCATTTGGGCGAGTTCCGCCAGCAGTGATTCCTTGAGCTCACCGTAGGTGCGTCGGAACGCTCCAACGCGCAAACCGGGATGCAATACGCACTGCTTGATTCCCTCGGCGACAAGAGCCTTGGTCTTTCCACCGCCTACCGCGCCACCGTAAAGCACATCGAATTCGAGTGCTTCATGGAATTCGGCTTGTCGCGGGGTGGGGATGTATTCGAGCTTGGCGAAGACGTTCGGGTCCGGCGGGTCCAAACGGTCAGCCAGCAGCGAGGCGAAGCTTTTCCGCAACACGAGTCTTCGCCTCCCGCTGCGCCCCGAGGTCCATGCCCATCTCACCGAGCACGGCGGCCAGGGCGTCCGCGACGAGTTGTGCTTGCATCTCGGAGATGCGCGCAAGGCGTTCGTCGATGTTGAGCCGCGCCATTCCGACAAGAACGGTGTTGCAACGGTCCAGGGCGCGTTCGAAAACGATCACTTCGCCCTTGATTTGCTCACCGGTTTTTTCGCCTTCGTAGCTGACGTCCTTGAGGAACGCGACGCGTTCGGCAATGATGTTCTTCCAGGCGGTGACTTCCCCGGCCAGTTTTGACAGTTCCGTCAGCGGGTCGTCAATGGGGGTGATGTCCAGCTTGCCCAAGATCTTGTCGACGTCGCGCTTGAGAACCTCGGCCGACCCGCTGATGTTCGCGTTCTTCGTGTTCCCGCCGTGCAGTTTGCACTGACCGAATCCAGCGTGTTGCGTCCCCCATCCGGCGGGGCGCTGGCACTTGCCGATACGGCGGTTGCCTTCGTCGTCCTTGCCGCGTAGGTTCGATTCGCATTTGTCGAACGCCATGGGGTGACCTCCCATTGAAAAAGGCCCAACCGCCTAGGTTGGGCCTTGTGTGGTGTTGCTTTTCGACGGAGTGTCCTCGACGCCTAGGTGCTCGTGAAGTCGGTCCAGTTTGCGGTGGATTCGGCGGACATGGCGACGCGCCCAGAGCCATGCGAC